CCCAAGAAGAATAAGCTCCCATAGGTTGCCCTACCGCATACCGGATCGTCCTAACCGCCGAACCAAATGTTTTCACATAAAGATTCGGAAGGAAGTACGCCCGTTCTGTCAGTAGACGTCGCCAATGGAAACCAAACTCCTCAGACGTGAAAACACCCAATAACTTCTCCTGCAAAACAACAGGAATGCGATCCGTTGCAGCGGACAAATCATAAGAAAATACCGCTTTCCGGCCAGTCACTCTCAATTTTTGAATGAGAGCCCGCACTGGGGCGAGCTGATCAAACAGACCATCTTGAGGAATGGACTTCAGCAGTACATCAAAGATATACCGATGCAAAGGATACAACAACCACTGCGTTAAGCAATCGACCATAGCGACAACACGCACCTTTCCTGGCTCCTCCACCAATGCCAACTTCCCCAGTTTACCAGACCGCCCCTTCCAGTCCTTCGCTTCCATAATCCGTTGGCGAGACGCTTTCCCATCCGAATTTCTTCGGAGGTACTCGAGCCCCGCTTCCCAGACGGGTGCATAAAGAAGAGAAAGGGAACGAGTGATAATACATAAAGTCACAAAAGACTCGAGCAGCTCTGGCCTTGTGAGCCAGGATGCAGCATCCTTAATGACATTTATTACCGAGACCGTTGACCCTTGATTAGTCTTTAGACTAGCCAATTTGGTTTTATCCTTAACCTCGCGAGAGGAATTAGGACCTGAAGTCATCAAGGCAACAAACTTAATTACATATCCCAAAACCTCCTTCACAACGATACCTGTAGGAGGACACCACACCCCCTCAGTCGGGTGATTTCTCACCTTCCCAAAGGAGCGGATATCTTTGACCTTAGCAGGCACCTTCATGACCAAGGTTGTCTTCAAGGCAGATCCTCCCATCATCGCCAACTGATCCCGGAACCACACAATGTGTGAATCCCAGGACTTCATAAACGAATCAGAGATTACCACCCCTGGAGCAGTTATGGTCTCAAAGCTCATCTTCCCTTTAAAGTTCAGTACTCGGTAAAGAGTAAAGAAACCTAACCAGAGTCGAATCACTCCTCGATCACCCTGCCGAATACGCGTTCGGTGATTACCAGGAATCACTCTAGGGATACCCGAATGAGTTTGTGGTATCGCCGCCCCAACGAGGCGCGGTTGGGTTCTCTTACCATTACCCAAGTAACGTAACAAAGTCACATTACAAGTTTTCAAGTAGATAGCCAAACCACGATCTCCCTGAGACTTTCTCAATCCAACCGCAAATCTAGAAAAGACGAAGCAAGCTTTTACCCAACCCAGGGAATTGCTACCCACGATCAGCGGGACTGCTTTTGCAAGCAGCCCCACTAACCGTTTACTGGATTTTACACCAGATTGCCAAATACTTGAAGCAGTTTTCAACTGTAAAGGAGAAAACAATTGCTTCATAGTTATTATTAATTATATAAATATAAGGAACAACAACTACCAAACCCTTAGGAATACTAATGGAAGGTTGTAATTTCCATCGAATGATTACTCATCCGAACCTTTGATACTATCTCAGCA